ACGTACTGCTCGCGCTAACCAAACTAGGGAGAAGACGGCGCAGCGTAAGCCGTGGGCTCCCCCGTCTATGTTGGATGCACCACCTGCACCGGATGGTTTTAAGCATCGTTGGATCAGGGCTGAGACCCGTGGTTTTGATGATACTAAAAACATCAGCGCAAAATTGCGCGAAGGTTATGAGCTTGTTCGTAGGGACGAGTACCCAGACTTTGAGGCCCCGGTAGTTGACTCAGGTAAATACGAAGGTGTGTTTGGAGTAGGTGGACTTATTCTTGCTCGGATACCGGATGAGACGATTGCTGAAAGGACGGAGTATTTCAAAAGTAGAAACTCTGACCAGATGCAGGCAGTTGACTCCGACATGATGCGCGAGAATGCACATTCGACTATGACGATTTCTAAAGCAGATCGTCAATCTCGTGTAACCTTTGGTGGCCCACAGAAGTAAGGGCACCATTTTTTAATAGGAGAGCCTTATGGCGAATACACTTACAGGTGGGTTTGGCCTTCGTCCTATTGGTAAAGTGGGTGGCAATGTCAACAACAACTCAACAACGATGTATGAGATTGCCAACAACTACACTACTGCTATCTACAACGGGGGCATTGTTGTGCCCGCAAGTACAGGAACAATCATCATCTCCGATCAGGCGATTGCTCCTCTAGGCGTTCTAGGTGGTGTTGAGTATGTAGACTCAGTTACTGGTAAGACGACACACCTTAATTATTGGCCCGGATCAAATGCCGTGAGCGTTAACACCAGCTTCCCGGTGAAAGCGTATGTGTATGATGATCCGATGCAGTTGTTTGTTGTTGCAGCAGACGGGACAAACACCGACCGGGCAACCGCGTTGGCAGATGTTTTCGCTAACTGTGACATGGCAAGTGTTAACAACGGTAGCACTAATACTGGTAAATCAAGTGACATGCTTGATATCAGCACCGCGGCTACCACAAACACACTAGATGTTCGTATTGTCGGCCTCTATGAGGACGAAGGTAATACGGATTATTCTGCTGTCGGTCATCAGTACGTCGTCCGTTTGAACGGTCACTTTAACACAGGTGGAACTATTGCAGTTGGCACCTACGCAACAACCGGTATATAGGAGGCGGCTAGAAAATGGCTATTTCAAGAGCACAACTAGCTAAAGAGCTAGAACCCGGTCTAAATGCACTGTTCGGACTAGAGTACGACCGTTACGAGAACGAACACGCGGAGATCTTTGACGAAGAGTCTTCAGACCGTTCATTTGAAGAAGAAGTGATGTTGGGGGGTTTCTCAACGGCACCGACTAAAGAAGAAGGCGCAGCCATCTCTTTTGACGATGCTCAAGAGACATTCACCGCACGGTACACACATGAGACTATTGCCTTGGCATTTTCGATTACAGAAGAAGCCATTGAAGATAATCTCTACGACCGTCTTGCATCACGCTACACCAAGGCTCTGGCCCGCTCTATGGCCCAGACCAAGCAGATTAAAGCAGCGTCTATTCTGAACAATGCGTTCAGCACAGGCTCTTCTGCAATCGGTGATGGTGCAGCACTTTGCTCTTCTTCTCACCCATCGTTGTCTGGCAACCAACGCAACCTTCTTTCAACAGCCGCTGATTTGAACGAAACTTCGCTTGAGCAGATGTTGATTGATATTGCTGGTTTGACAGATGAGCGTGGCCTGAAGATTGCTGTTCGTGGAATGAAGCTTATCATTCCTAAAGAACTGCAATTCATTGCAGAGCGTGTGATCAACTCCAACCTGCGTTCAGCAACGGCTGATAACGACGCAAATGCTATCAAGAACATGGGTATGCTGCCCGATGGTGCAGTAGTTAACCACTTCTTGACGGACACAGATGCGTTCTTCATCAAGACCGATGCACCTAACGGTTTCAAGCACTTCAACCGTTCCCCAATCAAGACTGCTATGGAAGGTGACTTTGACACCGGCAATATGCGGTTTAAGGCCCGTGAGCGTTACAGCTTCGGCGTCTCCGATTGGCGTTCAGTGTTTGGCACACCGGGTGCGGCATAAAACACCTTCTCCTAAAGGTTGAGAAAAGGGCGGCTTCACAGTCGCCCTTTTTTGTTGTATAGTTTTTTAATTCCTGACAGTCGCATTGGGTGACTGACACTAGCCACGACAGGAGATGTACATGGCTACAACAACTTTTACCGGTGCGGTTCGCTCACAAGGTGGTTTCACCTCTGTCAGCAAAAATTCTTCTACCGGCGCTTTCACTACTCTTTCGAGCATCAGTTCAACTGGTGTATCTTCTTTTGATGCGAACACTATGGCGGTAGAGGCCGGTACGGGTATTACAACCGGTTCTGGAACTATTTACCGTAGTTCTGTGCAGCGCGTTGGCGGCATCATCACCACACGGATTCTTATTGATCTTACAGGTCTGCGGTCAACCGGTTCTGGCGACATCATTGGTGTTAACGGTACAGCACTTGTTTGTCACATTGGTCAGATCACGGCTGCTAAAAACGGTACAATTCTGACGGGCAGCATGGAGTGTTTTGAGGCTCCGGCTGGCGGCGACCCTGACATCAATGTTCACTCTGCTACAGAGGGCACTGGTGTTGAGGACGGAGCAATCGGCGATTTGACAGAAACCTTGTTGGTAAACGCTGGCGATGCAACGACGGGCAGCAAAGTGTACTTTACTGGAGTTCCGGCTGCGGATGAGTTCCTTTACCTAACAACAGGTGCGGCCACGGATGCCGACTATACTGCGGGCAAACTCTTCATCGAAATGATGGGCTACGAAGCCTAGTAATGAGAGGGGGTAAAACCCCTCTCCTTTTATAGAGGAGTTTAAAATGTCCAGTACAGTAGTGACTGCAAAACTCATTAGTGATGAGAACGCATCTGATCCAGATCGTCTGGTAACTGCCGCTAGGCCGGATACTAGCGCGACTATGGCGCAAACCACGTTTGCAGGTGGCGGGGCTAGAAATGTTACCGTGACTACAAGTGGCACGGGCGATAACGGTAAAACCTGTACAATCACAGGGACAGACGTTTTCGGAGACGCTATGACAGAGGTCATTACGTCCACAGGTAGTGCAGAGGCGGTGGCAGGCACAAAGCTGTTCTTGACGGTGACCGCGGTGGAATGTTCTGCAAAATATGCTGCTAACATCACGGTTGGATCAGGTGACCTTTGTGCCGAAGCCATACAAGGCAAAAACAGAATACGTTTGAAGGGCTTTTCGATTGTTTCTGGGGGCACCGCAGGCGTTGTTAATTTTATTAACGGTGCTCCAGAAGACGGAACCACCCTGTTTAAATCTCGCACGATTGGGACCGACAACACCACGGTAGATAGAACGATTCCAGAACAGGGGGTGCTGTTTGATAATGGTATGTCCGTTCAATACACCATAGCCACCATTGATATGATGACGTTCTTTCATGGCTAGCCGTAAGGCAAAAATGCCGCCGCGAAACAAAAAGAATTTTCGCCCCACAAAATCTGGGGCGGGAATGACAAAAGCGGGTGTGGCAGCGTACAGAAAAGCTAACCCCGGTAGTAAGTTAAAAACGGCTGTTACCGGCAAGGTTAAAAAGGGCAGCAAAGATGCGAAGCGGCGTAAGTCTTTTTGCGCTAGGTCTGCCGGGCAAATGAAAAAGTTTCCAAAGGCGGCGAAAGATCCGAATAGCCGTTTGAGACAGGCTCGTAAAAGGTGGAAGTGTTAATGAAAGCCGATGACGTTTTAAAACTTTTGGAAAAGCACGAAGAAGAGTGCGGTAGCCGGTATGCTCAAATACAGAAACAACTGGATAAGTTAGATCAGCGTCTTTGGGGTATAGCCGGGTTAATTGTAGCTGCGGCAGTAGTGCAGAAGGTGTTTTAAATGACCAGTGCTGTCAGATTGGGGGCAGGAGCATGTCCTGTTCGTAGAAGTGCCTCAAAAGGCGCTGTCCGCATGAAAAAAGGCGGAAAGGTAAAAAGTGGTGGCAAAATTTGTCCGAAAGGAAAGGCATGGGCTAAGCGGACGTTTGATACATACCCGTCGGCCTATGCGAACATGGCCGCGTCAAAATACTGTAAAGACCCCAACTACGCTAAAAAATCAAAGGGCAAGTAATGGGTCAGCTTAAAGAGTGGGTGAAGCAGGACTGGGTAAGGATAGGCAGTGATGGCTCTATCAAAGGTAAGTGCGGCACTTCAAAAGATAAGAAAAACCCTGACCGATGCCTACCTCGCGCTAAAGCTCAAAGTCTTAGTAAGGCAGAAAGAGCCACCACAGCCCGAAAAAAGAAGAAAGCGGGCGCTAAAGGAAAGACCGTTGTACCTAACACACGAGCAGCTAAAGTCCGAAAGATGGGGAATGGCGGTGTTGCTGTACCAACGACAACTGCAAAACGGCCATACAAAGGCAAAACTATTCCGGGGTCCGTAGTGGCACGGGGATGCGGCGCTGTGATGCCCGGCAGAAGAAAGATTACAACAGGTTCAGTTAGCTAGCATAGGAGCGAAAAATGGCTAAAGAATTTATGAGTATGGACGAGTATGCAGCGAGCCTTGTCGGTGCAAGAGTGGGATCAAAACTAGCGGGCGGCGCAAAAGCAGGTCCGGGTTCGTTAGTGGCTGCGGGCGCGGGTGCGACGGCAGGTCGTAAGATTTTAGGCAAAAAGCCAAAGGGCATGGCTAAAGGCGGCAAGGTTCAAAAGATGGCCGGTGGCGGCATGATGAAGAAAAAAGGCTACGCCAAAGGCGGCAAAGTCAAGAAGATGGCCGGTGGCGGCATGATGAAGAAGGGTTACGCCAAGGGTGGCAAGGTAAAGTAGCTTGCCATATCTTCAAAGTAACATTCCGCATTTCAAATGTTGGGTGCGGAGAGAGTATACTTGTAACCACCAAAATTACCACGGCGAGTTTATTCACGCTATGGCGATTGCGGTTACGACTATGCCAAGTCGTTGTTTGAGCTTTCAGATGATCTTTACCGGCTGCGAGACAGACGGCACAGATGATCCAAATGTTCATGGCGGGGCAATGTGGGCTCGTATGCCCATTACAGCCTTAGTTGGAGACACCCCGTTAGAGGAGTGGCCTGAACCTATGCCGGTTCACTTCGCTCAACCGTGGGATTGTATGTCTCATACCCATGCTGTTTATCGTTTGGATAGAGCGCACCCCTGTCCTTGGTTGGCTAAAATAGGGCCAGATTTTTTCCCGGCTAAATACTATTTCACAGTGGATTACACGGAAAGCGAGATAGCAGACGATCCGGCGCAGCACAAACAAAGCCATGTTTTAGAGCTTTTAGATGCGGGTCAGTGGACCGGAAATATCGTTGCGTTGCCTAATAACCGAGTTCGTGTTACACATCCTGCGTGGTTTGAGACAGGGCAGGGCGCTCCTGACTTCTTGCCGTCACAGCATATACACTATTCAAAATCTGATTTAGACTATACTATGGATGTAAATCAGATTTTTGATAACTTGTACGCGAAAGATGAGTAATGGCGGTCTCTGGAAGCGTAAATTTTGAGTTAGATGTAGCAGATTACGTCGAAGAAGCTTTTGAACGCTGTGGTTTAGAGGTAAAAACCGGTTACGATTTGACCACTGCTAGACGCTCTTTGAACCTTATGTTAGCGGAATGGGCTAACCGCGGGTTAAACCAGTGGACTATTGCTCAAAGGACGCAGGCTCTTACTTCTGGCACCAGAACATACGCTTTATCCGCCGACGTG